TTTGTAAAATGGTTAATAAATAATAACCATATTTCAGAAGATGATTATATTGATGTATTAACACCAGTTAGTAAGCAATATAATAAATATTTACTAGATTTTTTAAATGATTCTTTATGGGATGTTATAATAGTCAACAAAAGTGGTAAAAAGATTTTGTGTAATGAGAAAGTTGATTATAAAACAGCCAGAGAAATATGTTCACGGGAGGAAACAAAGTTTGTAAATGCTTTTGCGGTGTTTTGTGTTCATGGTACTTATAAAAGGATTGATAAAGGGGATAGTTTTAATGTTTAACTTATTGCCGGATAATGTAATCTGATAGCACATAACCTTTTGGAGGTTAAAGTGAAGATTTGAATTCTTCTCCGGCAGCCAGCAGGTGTAGTTCAATTTGATAGAACACCTCTCTTGTAAAGAGGAAGTTATAGGTTTAAATCCTATCTCCTGCTCCAATGGAAGGATATTTCTAACGGTAAGATAGCAGGTTGCTAACCTGTCGCCAAACGGCTTGAGGGTTCAAATCCCTCTCCTTCCGCCATTTTATAAAAAAGGAGGTAAAACAATGAATTTATTTAATATATTCGGTTGGATATTATTAATATTAGCAGGATTAAGTGTTGTAGTTAATATGTTGTCTGGTGGTGAAGATAGTGTAATAGAAGCAAAACATAGACCTTTTATAGCAGTATTTTCTTTATTACAATTTATCTGGATATGGTTTGCATTACATTAATATAGGGAGGATTAATTTAAATCATGACTGTAAAAGAAGAATTAATCAATATGCTTGTTAATTATGAAGGTCATACAGAAAAACAAGCAAAACCAGGGACGAAATTAAATGTTATGTTCAAAATGCAAAGATAAACCTATTGCAAAAGGTATTAAAATGACATTTTGTTCTAAATGTGGTAAGAAAACATTTTTGAATGTAGAATATTCCATTTGTCAAGAATGTTCATTCAGATATAATCTTTGTGAAAGATGTGGTAGAAAATTAGATAATAAAATTACTATTGATAAGCACATAGCAGAATACAAAGACATTTTAGTAAATGCTGATATGGATATGCTTGATAAAAAGGAATTAATTAAGGAATTTATTGAGATATTGGAAGATATTAAAGATAGGGAGGATTAAAACATTGAGTAATATTATCAAATATATAATAGAGGAAAGTCCTTTGGAAGATTTTTTTAATGATACTACCGGAGAACCTGAACCATTTAAATTTACTTTTAAAACAGTAGAATACAGAGAAAAGATAGCAGAAAAGTTAATTGATTATATAGTAGATAGGATAATGATAGTAGAAAAAAATGGTTTTAAGCCTAAAAAGGTTGTTTTAGGTGAAAAAGAATATGATTTATTATTAGCACATTATAAGAATAATCTTGAAAACAAATATATGTTATTTCAGGGTGATGAATTTCCTGAAAAGTTTTATGGGTTAGATATAGTTACAATACCAGAAAAAATGTATTGTAAAGTTGTTTGCAATGTAGAAGATGAATTTTTATATAAAGATAGGATAAGGGAGGAAAAATAATGACATCACCAGCTAGAGCTAAGAAAAGAAGAAAATACAGGGAAAAGGTTAAAGGGTACACTAAAGATTTATTAGAAATTAATTCTGCTATAGATAGACAAGAACGAAGAAGTTTAGCATGGGAAATGGTTGATTTTAAGGAGATTAAATAGGGAGGAAATAATGACTATACTTGATTTAATTTTTTTAATAATAGGTATACTTGCTTTAGGATTATTTATTTACATTTTGAAATTAAAAGAATCATTTCAAGAAAGGGAGGAAAAAGAAGTGGATAATTGTTACGAAAATAATTGTAATGAAAATTTTTCTGTAGTTGAAAAACAAAGTATTAAAAGAGAAGCAATTTTAGAAGTTATCGATAATTGTGAAGGAGAAATTTATAATTACAAATTTAAAATAGCAACTAATTTATCAAATGTGGAATGTTCAGAACCTAGAAATTACACTGATTGGATACCAACTTTTGATAGTTATACAAAAGTAAATGGATTTGAATGGAAATTAATTAAAAATGGAATGATTTATTTTGAGGGTTATGAAGAAAAACACGATAAAGCATTTACTGAAATGATAAATACTGCAAAAGAAAATAATAATTTAGAGTTAGTTAAGATAAAACTTCATTTAGAGAATGAGGATTATTTTAGAAAATATTTAATTGAAAAAGAAAAGTTAAGTAAAATTAAAGAAGACTTAAATAATAATAAAAGTTTTATAGAAATTGATATTATGGGTAAAGATGACAAAATAAATATTAGTAAAGATAAAATAATTAGCTGGTACATAAAGAAAGGTAACAATGAAAATTAAATTTGAACTAGAAAAAGTGGAGGAAGGAAATATTCATAAAATTATTCGTAAAAGGTATAACAACAAAGGTAAATTAAAAGATAAAAAATCAGTAGGATATATAGAAAGTAGATTTGCAAACTTAATTAGTTTTGATGAAATGGAATATTAATAGGGAGGAAAATAATGAATTATTGGAATAAAAATTTGAAAGAAATTTTACAGCCGGGTAATACAGTTAAAATATTTTTCAATGAAGGTAATAGGTGTAACAAAACAATTGAAATTAAGGAAATAGTAGATAAAAATTATATAGTTTATCGTATTTATGATATTGGAGAAGAAAGTTATTATTATAAAATTGAATTTGTGTACTATTTTAAGATGTTAGAAAAAGATAATTGTTTATCTATTATTAACAGGGAGGATTAAAATTGGCTATTAAAGATATATCTCAAAAAGAAGTCAATAATAATACGGTAGAATTAATGGAAAGAATAATTTCTGATATTAAGAACGATAATGTAAATGTTGAACAATCTTATTATGAATATTCCACAGATGAAGAAAATTCAGTTTTAGAAGTTATTTTAGATAAATCTATTAGGTATGGTCAAATTGGGGAGGAAAATGAATGAGTTTTACTATCACTTGTAATAAATGTAATTGTACCGAAATAATCACACTTAAAAAGAAAACAGAAGAAGTTTTAGATAGTGTAAATACTTCTTATTACTTTGATATAAACAATTTTGAAATAGATAATACAAGTTATAATGGTGATATTAAAATTGAATGTTTAAATTGTAATAATGAGATTGAAACAGATGTAATTGGAGAATTTGAGGAGATTGATTAAAGGAGGAAATATTGCCTGATAAAGTTTATGAAATAGAGGGTAAAATATATAGTTGGTATAGAGAAGGAATTGCTTTTAAAGATGAAGACGGTTTTTATGAGGATTACTTAAATAGAAAATTAGAAAAATATGATGGAGAATATATAAAATTAACTATTGAGAAATATACTTGTGAGGATTGTGAGTTTAGTATTACTGCTGAAAATGGTAATTATGTAGCTTGTGGTGCTAATTTTGAAGATGAAAGACCACCATATTGTAAATATAAGGACTGATTTAATGAAAATTAATTTACCATTTATTAAAAAAATTGATAAAAATAAATTCAAAATAGATGAACTATGTTATAAAATTAAATATTTAGATGAAGAAGCTGATAATTTAAAACAATATAATTTATATGAATTAAAACAAATTTATAAGTTATTATCAGCAGGAGTTAGATTTGAAGAAATAAATAAATCAATGATTGATAATTGTGATTTATATTTATGGGCAATATATACAGGTAATGTTAAAAAGGAAGGATTAAACCAATGAACTACATCAAACAATTTATTATAAACACCTTATACAGACGTTATATACTGACTATATACGTGTTATTAATTAAAGTAGTGTTATACATCATTTATCCATTCAAATTGCTGTATAAGGCTATTAGACAGGCTTATATAAGTTTAGAACGTTTTTCAACTACTTATTATAAAGAAATATTGTTAGTTTTGTGTTGGATAATTGGTTGGACACTTTTAACACATGGAATAAGTTTAATTATAGGGGAATGGTTTTATTTTGTTTCCTTTGGAATATTATTTTTGGGGATTTGTGGTTATAAATTTATATATGTAATTTTCAAAGAAGGGTTTTATACTTTGAGTGAATAGGGAGGATAAAATGAATATATTTACAGCTGCTAAAATTGTAAAATACACACCCTGGTCTTTTGATTATTTAATGGCAGAAATACTTTGGCCTTTTATTAAAGATAACAAAATTAAATTAACAGAAGAAGGTAAAAAGTATGTTGAAAATAATTTAATTAATGAATAAACAAGGGAGGGTAAAATGGATATTTATATAGAAAATATTGATAACACTTTAGTTAATGCTTCTGAAATGGAAGGTATAAATTATATAGAAAGCAATACTTCCATAGAATATAAAGTAGTTTTTGGTAATTGGCACGTTTGGAATGGTATTTTAAAGCCACGAAAAGATATTAATGATTTAACTATTAATGAAATTAAGGGGTTAATCAAAGAAGATATTAAAAAAGATTTACAGGGAGAATAAAATGAATATAAATCCAGATGAAGTATTATTTGGGAATCAATTTATAGCTGAAATGGTTGCTAAATATCCTGTTAGAGAAGAATGGGTTTGTATAATATGGGGATTAAGCAAAATGAATGAAAAATTAACAAAAGATGCCTGTAAATTATTGGGACAAGGAATACATTTTGTGAATATTAAAAGAGCTATTGAAGAAAACCAATTTTATTATAGATATGAAGATATTTTAGATAAAATTGAGGGAGGAAAATAAATGCCTTATATTAAAGCAAACTGGTTTAGAAACCAAAATCAACAAAGGGAGAAAAAACAAGTTTTGGAAATGATAAAGTCAACAATTGAAAGTTCTGTTACTGAAAGATCTAAAATTATTATTCCTACTATCGGTTATCATCAAAAATTTAAGAAATGTGTCGGAGAAATAATAGAAGTAAATAACAAAACTTATTTATTAAAAGAAATAAAAGAATCCGAACCATTAGAAGTTAATGGAATAAATTTTAATACTGTACCTCATTTGATTATAGAAAAACAGGGAGGAAGATAATTTGAGATTAACTAAAAGAATTTATGATTATGTTTTTGAAGATGAAGATAGGGAAAATTTTGTTGTTAAAACTTATCCAACTTATGATGAAAGTAATGAAGAAAACATTTCTTATATAGATAGCATATGGGAAGCAAGACTTTATACAGAATATGATAATTTAGTTAATATGTTTAATTATTATACAGATGAAGATTATGCTTTAGAAAAAGTTGATATGTTATTTGATTTTGATGGTAATTTTAAATTGATTAAAGAAGTTTATAAATATAAAGGGTATAAAGTAATAATATTTGAAATTGGAGATACAAAAAATTGGACTTTTGAAGTTTGGAAAAACAATAAGGAAATTAAAAATGATTTTATGGGGTATTTGGATAAAGAAAAACCTAAACAAAAAGCTAAACGATGCATTGATAAATTAGAGGAAAATAAAAATGAAATTATAGAATACAAGGGTTATGAAATAGAATTAACTTTAAAAGATAAATTGAATAATTTGTTTACTTTTAAAATATTTAATCAAAATGGTAGGCTTATTGAAAAATTATTTGGAGCAACAGATAAAACTACTGCTAAAAAAAATTGCTAAAAATTATATTGATAATTTAGAAGGCAGTAAAGACAACAAAATAAAAATTAATATTAATGATGTAGTCAAAGTTGAATTAACTGAATATGGTAAAGAAAAATATGTGGATTTTTATAGAGAACATGGTCTAGGAGTTGATGAACCGGAAACAAATTTCCAATGTCCTTTATGGAATTTAATGAAAATATTTGGAAATTGTTTAGAAATGGGTTTTAATGATATACCTTTCAAAAACAATAAAATAACAATAACAAAATAAAACATGTTGCCTCCTTAGTTGGGGGCTTTTTTAATGCCAACAGTAAGGAGGTTTTAAAGTAATGAATATATTCAAAAAAACAGCTAAAGAATTAAAACAAGAAAATAATACTGATAAAATAGGTAGTTTATTAAATCCTTATAATACTCATACAGGACCCAGATGGTCAGATAATAATTATAAATCCTATTCTAAAGAAGGATACAAGAAATCATGGATAGTTTATAGGTGTATAAGGGAAAGAAGTCAAGCAGTAAGTTCATTAAAATTAAAAGTTTATGAAAGAGTCAAAGATTCAGATGAGGATAAACATTTAAATGAACATCCATTACAAAAATTATTACAGAAACCTAATCCTTTTTATAGTATTCAATCGTTGTTGGAATTCTGGGAAATGAGTAGATTGTTATCAGGTAAATCATTCTGGCAGTTAGCAAGGTTAGATGCTAGTAATATACCAGAGAATATATATTATTTAAGACCTGATAGAATGGTTATTAAACCAGATGAAGAAAAGTTTATATCAGGTTATGAGTATAGAGTAGGGCAAAAAAAGTTAGATTTAATGCCAGAACAGGTAATGTTTTATAGAATGTTAGACCCACTTGATATTTATGATGGTCAATCACCAATGGAACCAGGGGCAAGGGTTATTGACATTGATAATGAAACTACTGACTGGAATAAAGTATTTTTTGAAAATGCTGCTAGACCAGATGGTGCTTTTTCTACTCCTGATAATCTAAATGATGATAGTTTTGAAAGAATGGATGAACAGGTAAGAAATAAATATCAGGGTACAAAAAATGCACATAAACCCCTGTTAATGGAAGGTGGTGTACAATGGCAAGAAATTTCTAAATCACATAAAGATATGGATTTTCCTAAACTTAAAACTATGAGTAGACAGGATATATGTGATTTATTTTCTGTACCAACTGTATTAATTAGTAATCGTAAAGAAGATGGGTCAACTTATAATAATAAGAAAGAAGCCAGAAGGTATTTCTGGGAAGATACAATATTACCGGAAGGTAATGATTTAACTGAAGAAATTAATAATGATTTAGCACCACGTTACGGTGACAATATTTATGTAAAAATTGATAAAGCTGAAATACCAGCTTTAAGAGAGAATGAAAATGATAAAAACAAACGTGTTAATAAAAATGTAGAAAATAATGTATTAACTTTAAATGAAGCTAGAAGTGAAATAGGTTATGATGAAACTGACTGGGGAGATGTTCCTTTAGCATTATTACAAGCACAGGCAAAAAGAGAAAGTATTGTACAAACAAATAGTAAAGATAATAGTAAAAAAAAAGTATTCGATATTAAATCTGACTTAAAAAAGTTAGAAATTAAAGCTAAAAAACATCAATTATTAAATGATTATATTAAAAGTTGTAATCCTAAAGATGAAGAAGTTAATAAAATAGCTAATAATTTGTTTGATGAAGAGATAACACTTGAACATGCTAGAAAATGGTTTGCTTATGTGAAACAGTTAAATCCTTTTGAAAATAGGTTTAATAAATTAGTTACTAGATTATTTACTGAACAGAAAGAAATTGTATTAAATAATCTTAATAAAGCAAATGAAAAAAGTTTAGATATTAAGGCTATTAATGAAAATGATATAGACGACATACTTTTTGAATTACAGGAACAGCAGGAATATTTTATAACAGAAGCTAAACCAGTTTTAAGAGATACAATACAAGTTTTTGGTAGTGATGCTTTAAGTACAGTTGGTGTAAATATTGATTTTGATTTAGAAAATCCTAGAGTTACTGAATTTATGAGTGAAAAAGAAATTAAAATATCACAAATCAATAATACTACATCAGAAAAACTTAGAAATGAATTAGTTGAAGGTTTACAAGAAGGTGAAGGAATACCAGATTTATCTAAAAGAATAGAATCCGTATATGATGAAGCGACAGGATATCGCAGTGAATTGATAAGTCGGACAGAAATTTCATCATCTGCGAATCGTGGGGCTTTAGAAGGTTATATTCAGTCAGGTGTAACAAATCAGAAACAATGGCTGGCGGCGTTAGACGAGAGGACTCGCTTAGACCACCGTCAAGCTAACGGACAAACTGTTGATACAGATAAAGATTTTACAGTTGGTGGTTATTCAATGAATGCACCTGGAGACCCTTCCGCACCGGCAAATCAGGTTTGTAATTGCAGATGTAATTTATTACCAATAGTTGAAGAATAGGTGGTAAAATGAACATTCATAAATATTTTAATGATTTAAATAAAAAAATTGATAATATGTCAGATAAAGAATTTATGGAAGCATTAAATAAAGCTGGTTTAAAAGATTGTCCTGATAAGGAGAAGTGATACCATCAAAAAAGAATTTAGATGTAATAATATAATAGATGACAAAAAATGTAATAGGAAATTAGGAGAATTCAATATTGAAGGTGAAGGATTTGTTGAGGTTGTCTGTCCTAAATGTGGAGGTAAAAATAAATTGGAAGTTGAAAAAAGATTTGTTGATAATATTGAAATTATAGATTAAAAGGAGGAAAAAATGCCAGATTTAACAAGAATAAATTGCGGTTGTGGTGGGGAATTAAAACATAAATTTGATGAAGATAATGGACATATAATTATTTGCAAAAATAATGATTGTGATTATATATATTATAAAGTTAATAATAATCAATTACCAGAATATGAATCATTAATAAAAAGTTATGATTATTATATTAAACAATTAGAAACAAAACTAGAAAGATTAAAATATAATAAAACATGTATTAAAACTATTTATAAGATTAAGTAATAATATATAAAGAACCAGAACCGCCAGACGGTCAGCGTTCTACAATAAAATATATTAAGAGACCCTAGAGGCCCACTGTTCAGGAGTAATCCTGGATGGTGGGCCTTTTTTGTGTTTATATAGATATTTTAACACTTTTAGGTGGTGGTTGAATGAAAAATAACTTGTTAATTTATATAAATTGTTTGCTAATTTAAGGTGGTGATTATAAATTCCTTTACCAGAGCCGGAGGATGGCCAAACAGAAGAAGAATTTATGGAAATTTGTATGACTAATGACACTATGGAAAATGAATTCCCTGATGATGAACAAAGATATACTGTTTGTCAAAATCAATGGGATAGTGATGGGGATAAAGGTGGTGGTGAAATGCAGAACAAAAAGAAAAATTTTGATTTTGAAGTAAAAAACATAGATGAAGAAAGAATGATTTTTGAAGGTTATGGTTCTATTTTTGGTAATGTAGATGCTTATAAAGATGTAGTTGTGAATGGTGCTTTTAAAAAAACACTTGAAGAAAGAAAAGATAAGCTAAAAATACTTTGGCAACATAATCCTAAAGAGCCAATTGGTAAAATTCTTGAAGTAAGAGAAGACGAAACCGGGTTATGGATAAAAGCTAAATTAGTAAAAGGTGTTGATGAAGCTGAAAAAGCATTTGCATTATTAAAAGAAGGGGTAATTGATGAACTTTCAATTGGTTATGAAGCTATTAAAAAGAATTGGAAAGATGGAATTCGTTACCTTACTGAAGTGAAACTTTATGAAGTGAGTCCAGTAACTTTTGCTGCTAATTCTTTGGCTAAAATAACAAACGTTAAATCATTAGAAGATAGATTAAACGATAAAAAAGATGTAATGGTTGAAATGGAAGAGTCAGAATTAATGGATCAGAAATGGAAGATACAAAATGCTTTTGATGAAGTTATTGAGGATTTATTAAATGATGAAGAAATGAATTCACAAGAAAAGTTGGATTCATTTAACCAATCATTAGAACAGTATAACAACTTAATGACAGCGTGGTTTGAAGCAATGCTAGAATTAGGAATTAAATCTTTTGATAAATCAGATGAAAAAGATAAAAATACAAGTTTAGAATTGGCTTTATATTCAATAATTGGACAAGAAAGCACAAAAGAAGGCAGAGTATTGTCTTCTTCAAATAGAAAGTTAGTCAAAAATGCCGTTGATGCCTTGCAATCACTTCTTGAAGCTACAGAGCCGGACAAGTCCACTCAAAAGCAAAAAGAAGCCGACGAAAAGGATGATGAGCCGGATGATAAATCCACTCATGATGAAGAAAAAACGGTTGATGAAATATTAGAAAATCTAACTTCAATAAGTAACACACTATTAAAAAATAACAAGGAGTGATAAATCATGGCAGTATCTGAAGAAAAATTAGTAGAAATTCAAAAAATAGTTGAGAAAATGCGAGATGAAGTTGAAGCAATATCTGAGGAAAAAAATAGTGCTAAAAATAATTCACAGAAATTGGAAAATTTACAAGAAGCTATTGACAAGTATGAAGAGGACATGAATCAAGTTAAAGGAATTAAAGAAAAAAACGAAAAGTTGAAAGAGCAGGTAGATGGCTTTGAAGAAATGAAAGAAAAAGTTATCAAACTGGAAGAATTTAAGAAAAATGCAACTGATTTCGCTGGATTCCAGACTGGTGATAAGAAAGAAGAAAAAGATGAGGAAATGGAAAAGAAACATAATGCCTTTATCAATTATGCAAGTAAAGGATTAACAAATATGGAACCCGACAGCAAGAAAGATTTGACCAGTCTTTCTGATAGTTCTGGCGGATATACTGTACCTGCTGATTATAGGGAACAATTATTAAGTCCTCTTCCTGATGAATCAGTAATGAGGCAACTTTGTACAGTTGTTAATACTGGAAGAGATAAAGTGCAAGTTCCTGAATTAGACGGTTCTTTTAGTTGGACTTGGGGTGATGGTACTTCATTACCAACAGCTAATAGTGAATCCCCTTATAATTTAATTACTATTAATGTTAAAAATGCTGATGGATTAATTCAGATGACACAAGGACTTCTAGAAGATAGTGTATTTAATATTGCTGACCATATTGCAGAAGAATTCGGTCGTTCATTAGCACTAGAAGAAGATGATGTAGTAATTGGTGGAAATGGTAATGATGAACCAGAAGGTATTTTGAAAAATGCAACTGTATTAAGCAGTCATGTAACTACTACTGGTACTTCTGGCAGTGTAGATGTAGATGACTTTATTGATTTACTTTATGCTGTTGAACAGAAATATGCTAGAGGTGGTTCATTGTTAGTACGTAGGGGTATTGTTAAGACACTTAGAAAGTTAAAAGATGGTGAAGGTAGATATCTTTGGGAACCTTCTTTACAGCAAGGAGAACCTCCTACATTTGATGGAGTGTCTTTATATCAGCCTTCTTCTAGTAGCCTTGATAATAGTGTATCAGCTGGTAATAACATTGCTATTTTCGGTAACTTTGATTATTACTGGATTGTAGATAGAATTGATATGACTATGCAGAGATTTGATGAAAAATATGCACCCTTAATTGGATTGTATTTCAGAATGAGACGTGGCGGGAAAGTAGTACTTCCTGAAGCATTTGAAGTATTACAAGTAAACTAAAAAAATAGATATATAACTTATATAAGGCAGGTATTAATTTATCTGTCTTTTCCTTTAAAATTAATTTAAAAATATATAAACAGGAGTGATAAATTATGACTATGCACAAGATAACAGATAATTTTAGTTTTGATGAAGCAATACCAGCTGCTGCTTATGCTACAGCAAGTGCAGCTAATAGTGCTGCAAGTGAAATTGATAAAGAAGATGCACAAAATGTAGTTATGTATGTAAGTGCAGGAACTGTCGATAGTACTTTAACAGTTACCCTGCAGGGGGCAACTTCAAGCGGTGGAAGTTTTGCTGATTTAACTGCTACTGATGGTAATGCAGCTACAGTTACTTTAAGTGCTGCTGGTGATGGTAAAGTAGAAGTTAGAGCAGAAGAATTAAAACGTTACCTTAAACCTAATGTGGAAGCATTAACTGCTTCTGATGAAGTGTGTGTTGCAATAGTTGCTGGGAATTATGAATCTTTACCAGTATCGTAAATAGATATTAACTAATTAATTGACATATTTAAGGGGATGAGGGGGTTAACCTTTATCCCTTCCATTTTACAAATAAGGGGGATTAATTAATGTGGATAACAATGGGCAGAGATGTGTTTAATCAAGAATATGGTTTACTTGAAGAAGGCAAAAACAAAAATGTAAATGAAGAATTAGCTAAACAATTAGTTTCACAAAATAAAGCACATCCTGCTAATAAAACTTCAAAGAAAAAATTGGAAGGTACAGAAGAAAATAAATCTGTTAAACCTTCTGAAAATAAGTAGGTGATGTAAAATATGACAGTTAAAAATATAGGTGTTAATGATAAAAATGTATATGGTGATGTAGTAGAACCTGATGCACAAACAAGTACCAATAGTTATGTAGTTGTAACCGGTTCTGGATTAAATGCTTCACCTTTTCAGACAGCATCTTACACTATTTCAGTTATAACTAATAACATTGATTGGAAAGTTTTTGGTGCTAACAATAGTGATTTTTCAGATGAAGTAGAAGTTATGTCAGAAACTACAGTTAGTGCAGGTGCTAATGATTCTTATTCTGTTTCACCTGCACCTTATAGGTATTATAGAGTTAAAATTGTGAGTTCATCTACAGATACTCATGGAGATGCCACAATACATGGTTTGGCAAAGTAGGTGTTATAAATGAAAAATATTGAAATAACAACACAATCTACAACTGATTTTACTACTAAATCAGCAGTTAAAGAATATCTGGAAATGACTACAGATAATACCTATGATGATTCATTTGATAATCTCATAACCAGAGCAACTACATTCATACAAAATGAAACACATAGGCAATTACTGGAAACAACTTATCAAGAAACTATAGATGGTGATGGTACTACAAAGTTATTTTTATCTGAATATCCGATTATATCTGTAGATACCATTACCATTGATGATGATACTGTATATTCTAGTGATTCTGCACAGGATGGAGCTAGTTATTATATTTATAACAATCCTGCTATAATTCGCAGAAGTGTTAATTGGCCAGAAAATTATCAAAATATAGTAGTAACCTATGATGCAGGTTATTCTACAATTCCCGGAGATTTAGAGCAGGCTTGTATAGAATTAGTTGCTTTTAAATATGAGAATAAAGATTATATAGGATTAAAAAGTCAAGATTTCGGTAGTGAAAATATAGTTTTCAATAAAAAAGATATCCCAGAGGAAATATTATCAGTTATTAACGGTTATGAGAAGGTGAACATCTGATATGTACGGCAAAACTTATACAATTACAGTACAAGAAACTACTGAATCAAAAAATAGCATAGGAGAAATAACTGATAGTTGGAGCAGTAAAGGCACGGTTGAAGGTAAAATATGGATGCTATCCGGCAATGAAAAATATAAAAGTAGTAAAGATACTAGAATTATTAAATATCGTTTAGCTTGTGATGTACCTAATTTTACAATTAATGAAGATGACAGGATAGTTTATGAGATGACTTATGCTTTTTACGGTACTGAACCTGATGTTACAGATATTACAAGATATGATATTGAAGTTGTTAATGATTTAGATAAACTAGGAAAAAGGTATGAGATTGACTTAAAGGAAGTTGATTAATTATGTCATATGCAGAGGTTAAATGGTATGGTCCTAAAGTAATTAATCAAGTTGATAATGCTATACAGGCAGCAATGATGAAAGCGGTGTTAATGGTTGAAGCTGATGCAAAAAGGCTTGTCAATGTAGATACAGGCAGATTGAGGGCTTCTATAACACATCAAGTAAGACAAATTACAAGAGATATTATAGAAGGTCGTGTTGGTACTAATATTTCTTATGCAGTGAATAAAATGCTGTCTTTCATGGTAACATGAGAGTTATTAAACCGGGCAAAATCGGTAAAAACCTTAATATTTTAATTAGGAACTAAAGTTGACAAAATAACTAGAGTAAGGTGAAGATAATAATAAAACTAAAATTACTAAAGAACAAGCTATTGAAATTAAGAAAAGGTTAAAAAACAATGAAGTTTGTACTCACATTGCAAGAGATATGAATATTTCAAAGTACATTATTTATGACATAAACAGAGGTAAAACCTGGAATTGGTTAGAAATATAAAATATTAAGATAATACCGAGATAACTATTTATTTTAAAATTAAATAGCATTGTAACGCATAGAGGTTGAAACTGTTTAAAACAGAATATAATGCCTCCATGAGTGTCCGGCAACCAATAAAATGGTTGCTTTTTTTATTGGTGGAAAATATATGCTGAACTTGCAGGTGACTGTAAGAAGTAGAGGATAAAAAGCCTTTACGATAACATAATTGATATCAAGAATTAGGAACTAGTAAAATGCCTGCTTATCCATATTTGAGGCCAGCATTAGAAAAGAATTTCCCTAAGATAGTTATAATGATTAGGAGTGCTTTAAGGAGTGCAAGTTAAATGAATAGTGCTATAGCAACAGCAATATATAATCAAGGTTCTAATGATACTACATTTATGAATTCAATTAATGATGATTTTGCCTTCATGAAAGCAGGTAAAAATTGTGCTTTTCCTTATTCCACTTTTCAATTTATATCGG